CTAATTCACTCTTTACTGAATCAATTTTAGATTCTGTTTCTTTTTTAGCTGTGGTTACTTTCTCATTCACCAATTCAGCAACTTGTTTTTCAATTTCCATAATTAAAATAATAAATTTTTAAATTTTTCAATGTCGAATGGCTGTTCTTGATGAATGCCTTTTTCACTATTTTGAATGTCTTGCGACTGTTCTACTTCTAAAGTAGGTGTATATGCGTTACTTCCATGAGGTACTGCTGCACCACCCATTACGTGCGCTTGTTTTACAAACCATACATCATCTATCTCATCATACATATCAGGAGTAACATTTTTAGCATATTTGATATAAGTATCAAAAATTTCTTTGTTTTCAGGGTATCTTTTATCGTTTATTCCTAGTAAAATGTCTTTATATTGCATTTCTACACTATGATTATTGATATTTCCGCCCTTATAAGCATCATATAAAGGTGTTTTTTTATCATTATCATAAGGGCTTTTCTCGTCTATAATCGCATTAAATACTAATGCTTGTGTTGTGCCATCAAAATTATATCCTAATGCCTTAAAAGTAGTGTTTACTGCGTAGGCTTCTACTTTATTAGAGATAATATTTTCAAAATCTCTCTTATGGTTATTATTTAGATAGACAAACTTAGTTTCTTTCAAAGATTTATTCCAAAGGTTATCTAAATGAACATCACCGTGAGAATCTAAGATATTAGTAGTATTAATAACTGCTGAAACACCTATTTGTCCGCTCTTAAACGAATTAAACGGTCTTACACCATCTATACCTTTGATAATTTCGTTATTTTCGGGTAAAATCAAGAAACCACCACAAGCATCTGCGTGTTTTACTTGCATTTTTTTCATAGAAATTAAGTCGTTTTTGTGGGCATATAACCACTCTAAACGCTCATCTCTGCTTTTGAATGTTGGTTCTTTTATCATTTTTATTGATTATTTCGTTATTATTAACCATTTTAATCTTTTTAACTACTTTTTTAACAATTTCGTTATCTCCTTGATACTTTATTAAGTCATCTAATCTAATTTTTGGCATAACTGTTTAAATTAAGTCGTCAAATCCATTTTTTTTCATAAATTCCTCTAAATCCATAGAAACACCTAATAATTTAGCTTTTTCATAGGCATCTAATAGATTTTTTAATGCTGTGGTCTTTTTTACTAAACCATCATTACGCTCAACACCATCTACCGCTATAATACTAGGTAAATGATTATAATCACCTACTAACTTAGTACCTCTTGATTGAAAATACCAATTATATTTATTTATATAACCGTTTAATATTCTATCTGAAATACTTGCACATATCAATTTAGCAAATCTAGCTTCTGCATATTGTTGATTTTCGTAGGTGCTACCTCTTTCTTTGGTATCTATAAGGTCATTTGGGATATTATATCTTTGTTTTACGGCTTCCTTAGCCATATTCTCGTAGTTATTGTAGTTTAACTTAGCACTATCCGTTAATAATGATAAGTAAGATAACTCTTCATTTGCTGCAATGATACCTCCCGTTTTACCTAAACCAGCACCATATTTACCCAAACCATTAACTTTTGTTTCAATATCTGCTTTCTCAGCACCACCTAAAGGCACTATATTATTTCCGTTTTTCTTACTTAAAACACCTAACACAGGAGCAGAAGTAAGATAAGCCATTGAATCTGAAATATTTGTTAAGGTTTGTAGTTGATAAGCTAAAGAAGTAACCCTAGAATGTGGCAAAAAGTAAGTTTTTGAGTAGTTTTCTCTTTTCATTGAATAAGGTAAACTATCATATATGAAAAGTATCTCATTCATTGTGTAATCCCTTTTTACTCCTTCTTCTAAATCTTCTAATACTGGTAAACTAGAATAAATCCAAGATGTTAATATGTAACGGTCTTTAATTTCAGGAAACATCAATCTGTTAAACTGCAAATTGTATATTTCAGAGCTAGAATCTATCCTTTTTCTATTTGAAGTATTCAAATATTGTACATTTAGCCCATTTACTAATATATGAATAGCACTTTCCTTTAAAAATGACATTCTATCTTGCAATTTGTTAGGGTTGTTTAGTAGTTTAATAAAATCAGTTTCGCCTAAATCGTCTCCATTATCACCAACCTCTTTAATATTAACACTTGCTACGGTGTCAGCAATTAAGTCAACGCACGTTGCTAAAAAAGGAATTTCTTCATAATAATCTAAATAATTATCTTTTAATCGAAAATATTTCTTAGAACCGAACATTGAAAACAAACCCCTACTCATTTCCAAATTATAGGTGTGAGTACCATCACTTAATCGAGCATAAGTGGGAAAACCAAAGAAACTTTTAACTGCGTTTGTTATTTTCACTACTAATTTTTTACAAAATTATACAATTTATTTTTAATTATTCTAAATAAATTTAATATTTTTTATATATTTATTCCAAAATACTCTTTACAACCCCATACCCCATACTCTATTGAGTTCATCGCATGGTCGTCTTTCTTAATAGGCTTCTCAGTAGGCCTTCCATTGATAAACTCCCATTGGTATTTATCATATTCGTTTTTTATCTCATCACCTTCATCCATTACGTAGTAGATTTTCATCTTATTTATAAAATCAAACCTTTCTTTATATCCAGGTTTATTAACAGGAAAAATATTTAATCTATGGGTTAGTCTTAGCTCGTTAATCATTCTTACGTTATTGCTTATATCTCTATCTTGACTATCTGCAAATATATACGTTACATCTCCAACTGGTACTCCATTTTTTACCATTTCATCACCCAAGCCACTTACCATACTTAAAATAGGCTTATAGATTAAACTCCTGATGTAAAAACTACTATCACCATCATATAAAACTTCAACACAAGCACTAGGATTTCTAAAGCCAAAGTCTAAACCATACATAGGGGTAGTATCTAAACTTCTTTTTATAGCATCGTATTTCTCTCTTTTTATTCCTTCCCATCCGCTATAAATTTTATTTGGACTTTCACTAGCCAACCCTCTACCATATACCATCCAATGATAAAGACTTTTTGTTTCATTCATCTCATTGGTTAAGCACCTTTGCAACTCAGCTAACTCTTTTTTAGTAAATCCTAATTCGTTTTTAACAGAATCATATTTAAAAGCATCTACCTCACTTATCCTACCATCTAAAACAGCACTAAACTGCTCCATAGGTTGATAGCTCCATATTTGCTTTTTCATATTCAAAGGACAATAAGGATTATCCTCGAAAGTACTATACAATGTTATGCAATCTTCATCTTTCTTAAATATGTTAATGAAGTGGTCAGACTTAGGATTCCAGTCAAATAAAATAAATTTACTTGTCCTTTGCTTTAATTGTAAAAATACCTCTTTACTAAATCCATAAGGCTCATTTAACCAAGCTATATCTTGTGTCATACCCATAGCTTCATCTTCATCATCTAACCCAGTAAACTTTAACGTACTTCCACTTCCTATCATAGTCCACACATGGTTAGTCTTATTCCTATCAAAGAACCTAGTTAAATTCTCTTCCTTTAAAAAAGCATCCATCTCCTCAATAGTTATTAAACCATCTTCATACTGCTTTTTCCTTAACATCGGGTCACTTGCCCACTTAACAAAATCATCCTCTACAATAGAATAACAACTAGCCTTAGTATCTCTAAACACCTTAATACGTAAATTAGGTGCCTTATACATCTGAACAAACAAAACCTGAAAATTACTCCATGTCTTACTACTCCTAGATGAACCCTCTTCAACTATTAAGTTATATCCATCGTCAACAGCCTTAGATATATCTTCATAAACTTTAGTTGCTAAAAAATTAACATTACTCATCTTTTACATCTTTTTCTAAATCTTCCATTAATTTATAAAATTTCTTAACCTGATAGGCTTTATAAAAAAACCAAAATAATGTCATAACAACGTAAACAACGCTCAAAAATAACATTGCCCAAAACACTATAAATCCAAACCAATAATAAAACGATTCCATAATATATTTTTTTTAAAAGTTAATATTTTTAACCAATACCACTAAAAGTGGTTAATTTTATATAAGTTTTTTAAACTCTTGTCTCCAAAATTCCCGATATTGTATCTCACAAACTATTAATATTTTTAACTTATACTTTTCTTACATCCAAAACTAAAAAATAAAAAATTTACTTCCCAATTTCAAATCAACCCCACCTATATGCGAAAAACGCATTAAACACACCAAAAATCAATTATCTCCTACTAAGTAATACAAATATACGCAAAACATTCAAAGTAAGCTAAAATGCTACTCTACGCCATTTATATCAAGTATATCTAAGTTATCTTCTACTCCATACTTACCATTCCTATCCGTACCACTTAACTTTAACTTACCTACACCTACTTCACTAACCTCCTCTATTATCTCAGCATCTAATGCCTTTAAATTGTTTTTGGATTTTGTGTGTGTGGTGGTGGATTTACCCCCCTTTCCCTCCCCGTTGGGTGCGCTTTTTTTAATGCTTATCTGCTGGGGTTCGTCTTCGTATTTGTTAACTTGGATGTTGATTTGCGTGATGGTATTGGACTGTTTGCCAGTGTGTTCTATTTCCAATTTGTCGCCGTATTCTTGTGGGAGAATTTTAGATGCGTACCATTTTAGAGTGTCTCCGATAAGCCTGTCTCGCTGAACCTGTACATTGTCCCTTTTGCCGTTGTACACATCGTTTGAGTCATCGGTAATCCTCAAAAAATAATCGTTGAGCCACTTCTGAACCTGGGCTTTACGTGATAATTCATAGGATTGCGAAAACGATTTATCCCTTAATATCCAATCATAAAAAGCTCGAAAAGAAATATTTTGCGATACGCACGCTGTTGTGATGTTTATTCCCTCACTTATATCTAATAGAATATTGTGCACTATCTTTTGCTTCTCTTCTTCTGTATAGTTTTTATCTTTAACTCTTTTTATTGAGGGCTTTTCTGTTGTATTGGGCTTTATTAATTGGTTTAAGACTTTAGTCCCTTTTAGGTTTGAGTTTGGATATTTTCCAGCTCTGCTTTCTTTATTGTTTTCTTTCATAGATTGTATTTAATTGTTTGCTGGTGTTATTATATTGGCTGTTAGAATAAGTGCAATTTTTTTCACTTACTGAGATACAAAGTTAAAAAATAGTTTTTAAAGTTGTAATAATTGATTTTAGGGCATAAAAAAACCATCTACAAATTAATGAAGATGGTTTTTAATTGTGTTTTTATAATGTTAAATTGTAGTGGTTAAAGTTTCGTTATTTGTTAAATGTTAGCTTTTGCATTGTGATAAATTAATTTATCATTTTTATTATATATTTCAATTGTTGGGTTTCCATAATTCTCGTCTACTGATAATTCTTCTACTGACCTGTAAAAATATTCACTTATCGCGTGGTTAAAATCTGAAACATCTCCGTTTTTAATAGCTTCTAAAACTTTTTGGTTTGCTTCTTCTTGGGTTTCTGCTTCTACTGTGAAAAGTTCTCTATTCCAGATTTTAACTTTTTTATCTTGATAGAAATTAAATGTTTTCATAATATTTTTTTGTTTAAATTCGTTATTTACTGCGTTTCGCCTCGTTATTAAATGGAATCAATATACATAACTAAAAGACAAAGTACAATTAATATAATTACACCTATTAAGCTATTTAAGGCTTCGTTTGGTTCGTGTGTTCTCATTTCGTTATTTATTAATTTTAAAGATTATTTCGGTTTGCTTCCAATATTTTTTTGCCCCGATTCCTTCTTCGTAGCTGTATAAATTAGCTTTTATATTACCTTCTTTGTCTTCGGCAATTATATTCAGTGTTTTATGTTTTGTCTGAACGTCTTGTAAATTATTCTCAATACTCGTTGAAATTAATTCTTTTTCTAAGGCTGTTAAATGATGAGATTTAACAATTTTATATTTTTTCATTTTATTAAATTTTTATGATTTTACGTTTTTTTAGTTTTCTTTTTGCCTCTATTTCGGCAATTCTTTGGGCTTTTATTTTGGCTTTTTCCCGCATTTCTGCCAGTCGTTCCTCTTTTTTCCGCTGCTTTATTTTTGAAAGTACAAATTTTAATTCTGAAATTGAGATGGTGAATTTTATAATCTCGTGATTGATTTTGAAATTATATTTTCGATATTCTCCATCATAAAAAAGTCGGTCATCAAACGTTTCAATTGCTAATATATTATTTCGGCTGGCAATTGTTATTTCTGTAATTCCGCCCATTTTACTTTTGTAATTCGG